GCTTCACGGCGACGCTTCAGACCAGCCTCGAAACTGCTGCCAGGGTTGCGGTAGAGCAGCAGTGCAGCGGGCACCTCAGACCATTTGCGGTCGCGCAGCTTGGCGGTGATCGTTTCAAAATCCTTGGCGCCATAGAAACCCGAGCCGAGGTTGTAGGCAAACGACACCAGCGCACACTTCTGGTGGTCTTCCATCTGCTGCCAGTGCGGCACGGTGGTGCGCAGCTTCTCAGCGATGCGATCGACCTCCTGCCGTAGGAGCATGTCGGCTTCGACTCGGTTGATCTTGTCGCCTTGCTTGACTGGCCTGCCGTCGCTGTAGCGTGTGGTGCCCCAGCCGATTGTCCGTACACCAGCCGGACAAAGGTACGCCTCAAGGTGGCAGCCCTCAAAGTCTTGAATCAGCTTGAGCGCTGCTGTCAGGTCAGTTTGCTTGCCATCCTGTGACCATGTGCTGAACCATGGCTGGTCGCGGTTCAGCAGATCCGGCGCTGTCTTGAGCAGTGCTGCTTCAAGCTCGACGATGGCTGCGGCCTGATGCGGCAACCCGCGCCAGTAGCGGAATAGCGATTCAAGTCTGACTGGTATCTTCGCCACGTTGCCACGGTGCATGGATGGACATTGCGCCACCGAGCAGGCGGCTGTCGCCAGTCTGCAGCTCATCGTCGATTGGGTGCTCGACGATCACCGGCTCTGGCTCTTTCGGTTGTGCTGCGTGCCAGTCAGCTTCGGCCTGGTCCAGCTTGGCCGGTAGGGTCAACTCAAACCACCACCGGCGCCAGCCAACCTCTAGCGCTTTTTTGCTTTTAGCAGGTTCAGGATCTGAAAGACCAACTGGATGATGCCGTTGCTCTTGAGCGGCGACATGGCGATCAGCTCGCTAGCAGCAGCGACGATGATCCAGAACGCAGGATGCTGGAGGAAGTCCACGGTTCAACGAAGTGGGCGTGCTTCCAGCGTAGCCACGCGCTGCTCAACACCATTGATACGCTGAAACGTTTCGCGGCGATCCTCTTTGATGTCAATATGCAACACTTCAAGTTGCGTTGCAATGTGCTCTACAGCAGCGGTCAACCTGATCACTGCATCACGCGCCTCATCATTGCGCTTGCTGAAGCCCATAGCGCCCATCGCAGCCACGCTGATGGATGCCCCAGCAACAGCAGCGACCAGCTCGATCATGCTTTGAGTTTAGCGCCCTTGCCCGCGCAAAGGCTTTTTGCCGCGACGCCTAGGGCGGCTGTGCTGGCCGTAGCCAATGCTGGTGGTCTTAGGTGGACCAGGCTGGTGCTCGATGCGAGCAGAACCCGTTTTTGACTTAACGGCCACTTGTAGAAAACTAAGGGCGCTTTACCAATGTATCGGTGCCTTTAATAAAGCCAGCTCTCATTGTCATGCAGCGCTGAGCCTTCAATAAGGCGGTCAGGGCAGCGGCACGCTTTCTTCCTTGTCTTCGTCTGAGCAAGGGTTGACGTAGCCGCAGCGTCCCCAGTAGCCGCGCCCAGAGTTGACCCAGCGAAAATTGCCGATCTTGCCGGCGTGGCTGCAAACATAGATGAATGGAAGCTCAGTCATTGAAGTGGCTGGAACTAATCAAGCCCGAGCAGGCTCTTTAACTCGGCCACGGTCAGGCCGGAACGCTCCAGCTTTTCTTCGGCGGTTAGCTCAGCCGGTGGCTCGGGCTGTGGGCGGCTTTGGATCTCAGCGATTTCCTCGTCGGTGAGGGGGATGATCGTTTGCTCGCCTGTGATGACGTTGACTTCGATGCGTTCCATGATCAGCCCTCGTAGAGAATGTTGATGGTGCCGGCGTCGAAGGTGTCGGTGCCGTTGACGGTGGTGATCCGAACGCGGTCAAGGGTTGCGGAAAGGGGCTTTTGACCTGCTGTGAAAAACACGCTTGTTCCGCCTTCTAATGCAACCCGAGCAGTACAAGCCCAAAGATTAGAGCTGCTATTTATAAGCACTATGGTCGCAAATCCACTTACAATTTGTGACGTGTTCCACTGTCCAGACTGACTTAACCCAAATCCAGCAGTCCAAGAGCTTATCCCAATAGCGGCTGCACTTGCCAGATAGCCGCCATTGCCTAGATAACCTGTGGTTTCAATCCCACCGCTGTCTCCAAGTTGAATTAGAGGATTGCTGAATCCACTTGTACTCATACCAGCAAACATCACCGTAATCCGCTTCACCCACGAAGGCAGTCCGGTGAAATCAATGCTGGTTCCGCTGGTGGATGCGACGGCGGTGCCGCTTTTGATGATGTTGCTGGGCGCTGCAATGGTGGTCGTCCCATCGCTGGCCAACGTGATGTTGGCGCTGGCTGCAGATGCGTGTTGCAGGTTGGAAGTCTTCAGCGTGCTCATGATTCAACCTCCGTGGGGTAGGGAAAGCGAGCACGAATGTCAGCGACAGTAGACTGCCACTCTTCGATGGTTGCCTCGCCGCGCTGCGCTTTGAAGAACAGCGGGTCGGCTTCACTGGCGTAGGCGGCGGCTCGTGCCTGGCGGGCTGACTCCAAGGCTTGCTCGTGGGCAATGATGACCGCTGCTGCATTGACCTTGGCTTGATCGAGAGTGACGGGGTTACCGTCTGCGTCGAAGGCTCCAGCTCCATCGTCAATGGTGACGGCGTTGGGGTAAGCCTTGCGGATAGCTTCGTGATTGAGTGTCATGCTGCCACCTCCATGGCGGTGATTGTGGAAGCACCTCGACCCCAAGTATTGTCATTAACATCAATGGCTGTACGATTTACATAGCTTGTCCCAGAACCTCTGGCTTGAGTCTGAACTTTGTATGTAACTGAAGATGTCGTAGAAGGACTATCCAAGAACAATAGATTTACTGTTATGAGTGTCGCTGAAGGGAAGGCGCCACCGTCGGCGGCGCCAGGTCGGCGCCAGAACGAAACGGTTCTAACTCTGTTAGAAGCGGAATCGCCAAGATAAAGTGAAGTATTTCCTCCACTTAAAGCAAAATAGGCAACGTTAGAATCCACGTTTGAAACGCTTGCTTGAACTGAAGCGATAATAAGTATTTTATTGCTTGCACTTGCCGGGGTAATTGTTACGGACAATCCGGTTACATCTGTGTAGGACGTATTTGCTGTTGAAAATGTATCTGTCTTTGTGGCACTCACCACCTGCAGCACATTGCCCGCCCGGTTGAGGCGATCCAGCACCCCACCCGTGCCAGGCAGCGTGAAGGTCTGATCGCCTGCGACGGCTGGTGCGTCGATCTGGCTATAGCCGCTGGTTGATCCGTTTAAGCGTAAAGGGCTCATGGTGTCACCTCCTGGTTGTGGTTGTTGTTAGTCATGGAAGTCATTAGAGAAGGGGACTAATCAATGCCAGCGGCTGTTAGCCGGGCTTCCAGGGTTTCAATCTTGGTGATGGCCTCCTGCAGTGCTTTGGTGAGCAGCGGCACCAGCTTGCCGTTATCCACTGCCCAAGTATCTGTCACCTCTTCGCCATCGTCGCCAATCCTGACGGCATCAGGAGCAACCTCGTTTAGCTCTTGAGCAATGAAGCCGTGATTGACTTGGTATCCCGTCTCTGTCCACTTGTAGGAGCGAACTTGGATTGCAGAAAGAGCATTAAGAGCTGTTCCTGCTGATTGAATGTCTGATTTTAGGCGGCGATCGGAAGTTACGTTATACCGAACCTGACCTGCGCCCCTGTTATAGTCAATTAAGCCTCTTGTTGTGGCGCTAGTTTCTGTGATGAACTCAATAAACTTATTATCAAGCGTTGTTGCGCTATTCCAGCAATAAACAGGTTGTGCCGCTGCTCCGTAGTCAGTTTTGAACACAGCAACTGGAGCAGCTTCACTAGAAAAAACAGCAAGCCTCTCATTGCTCACCAACGCACTAGACGTGCCCAACAACAGCCTGCCCGAGCTATCCACCCGGCTGCGTTCGGTGCCGCCTGTGTTGATGGCAACGGTGTCCACTGCGGGGAAGCTGATGCCGGTGTTGCTGTCGGTGCCCTGGAGCGCAGGCGTACTAGAGGACCCGTCTACTCCGCTGATGCCGTTGGTGCCGTCAAGATAGAGAGTCATGATTAGACGATTACCCAGGATTGACCAGACGGCACAGTCACCGTGACGCCGGAATTGATCGTGATCGGTCCAGCGCTCATGGCATTTTTGTTCGTGGTCAAAGTGTAGTTAGTAGTGACGGTTTGAGCGTTTTCGTAGAACACGTCATCCGTACCGCCGCCAGTTGCACCACCACCAGCTGCCGCCCAACTCAGTGTGCCGGAGCCATTGCTGACCAGTGCATAGCCAGAAACCGCCGCATCAGTTGATGGCAGCGTCCAGGTGACATTTGTGGCAACCGTGGCCGGTGCCTGAAATGCCACATAGTTGCTGCTGTCCGAATCAGCAAAGCGCAGATCGGCCTGGCCGTTGAGCGTGGCATCAGCAGCGAAGGTCTGCGCTGCTGTGAAGGTCTGCGCTACATCCAGCTTGGCGGTGTCTGCGTCATAGCCCTGCACCGTGACGCCAATGTCTGAGCTGGTGAGCGGTGTGGTGCCGCTGCTAGCAGCAGTCAGCCGCCCTTGCTGATCAACGGTGATGCTTGCGTAGGTGTAGCTGCCAGGTGTGACGGCGGTGTTGTCCAGGTCAACGGTGATCGTGCCGCTGCTGGTGATCGGTCCGCCACTGCTGGTCAGGCCAGTTCCGCCGCTCACATCGACGCTGGTGACGGTGCCGCCTGTACCTGTGGCGCTGATTGTAATGGTGCCATTGCCATTGGTGATCGTGACGCCCGTGCTGGCCGTAAGCGTCGCCTTAGCCAAGGTGCCATCGGTCTTGCCGATCAGCAGTTGACCGTCGGTGTAGGTGGTTTGCCCTGTGCCGCCATACAAAGTGCCGATCGTCGTGCCATTCCAGACGCCGGTTCCGATCGTGCCGACACTAGTCAGGCTGCTGCTGACAACAGCACTGCCAAGGCTGGTGGCATCGAGCACTTTCGTGCCTGCAATGCGGTATTCCTTGCCGCTGGCAATGTTGACGTGCTCGCTGAACGTCCACGCATCCGTGGCATCAATCCAGCTGATCGTCTTATCGGTGGTGCCCTTCAGCGTGATGCCGCCACCATCAGCGGTCACGTCTGTCGGCGTTGCAACCTTGCCAATCTCAATGTTTTTGTCTTCAACGATCAGGTTGGCGGTATCGATCGTGGTGGTGGTGCCGTTGACAGTCAGATTGCCTTGGATCGTGACTGCTGCATCAAATGTCGCGGCGCCCGTTACATCCAGCGTGCCAGGTACATCAATATTGCTTGTCCATTCAACACCTGTGCCAGCTGCATCGGTTTGCAATAGTTGATATGCAGAACCATCAGCCAGCTTGCTAACAGCGATCTCAGCGTTGCTGGCAATGTCAACATTGACGATTGGATAGGCGCTCAGCTCTGACCACGGCTCATAGCCAAGCGATGCCCATACGGTGCTGCCATCACCGATCTTGATCTTGCCAGTGTCTGACTCAATGCCAATTTCACCAGCCAGCAACGTCGGGTTCGCAGCCGTCCAGTTAGCAGCCGTATCACGCCGCTGCTTCTGCAGTGCTGAAAGCGTGATGCTCATGCGGCTCCGGTGGGGCTGATGATGTAATCCCGCGCAGGGCTGGCAGCAGCGCCGCCTGCATCCAGAATATACGCTCTGGCAGGAGCTGCAGGAGCAAGCTCGCCATCGAAGATCAGATCGCCCGTATCGATCGGGATGGTCTCAAGCTCAACCTCTACATCCCAGCGACCGTACATTGAGTCGGTGATGTTCGGCGCGCCCACATACCGCCAGGCGTAATCACTCAGCAGCGGGATGGGCGGCGTGGTGTAGCCGTTCCACACCTCCGTCGAAAGGAAGAAAATGTTAAAGCTGCCGCCGCGGTTGTCGTAGTGATTGCGGATCAGTGTTACGTCTGCTTCTTCAAGCAGCGAGAAGCTCAACGCCAGCGTCTGCTTGATGCGCCGATTGCCGCGCCTGAAGCCTGAGATCACACCTGATAGTGCGCCCTGCATGGCCGATGGCACATCACCCGTCGTGAAGGTCCGTGTGGCAGGCACCAGCGCAGGGAATGTGCTCATCAGATCGGCACTGATTCCAGCTCGATGCTCGTGTTGTATCTTAGCGGCGCTGCTAAGCCGACCTGAAACGGTCCGACGTAGCGCCACTCGTAATCGGCCGGATTAACTGGCACGCTGCTGTAGCCCGCCCAGACGGCTGCTGGCAGATCAAAACTGATCAAGCTGCCCTGCTGGTCTTCGTAATGATCCAGCAGCAGCTGCGTCTCTGCTTCGGTCAGATATTCATAGCCAAGCGTCAGGCGTTGCACTACGCGATCGCTGCCGAACTTGAATCGCACATTGCCACCGCTCACGCCTTCATAGGTCGCTTGCGGATAATCGCCATAATTCAGGCTCCTGGTGCTTGGTGTCAGCGTTGGGAAGGTGGCCATCAGATCACCTCGAAAGTGCCGTTGACCACTTCATCGCTGATCTTGGCGATGTCGCTGCCATCCACCGGGAACTGTGCCGCGCTGATGCCTGTGATGCCATCGCTGCTGTGCTTCACGTCTGTCACCTGATACCACTCGATTTCTTGCCGGTTGTCGCCACGGCTTGAGATGCGCTGCCGCTGTACCTTAATGATCTGCGTTGGGATCAGGCTGGTTGTCAGCAGCGGTGTAGTGAAGCTGATCGTATGGGTCGAGAACTTGCGCCGGGCTAATTCATACTTGCCGTAAAGCGCAGCATGAGCTGCTGAAGTGCAGAAGTCAGTCATGTCGAACTGCTGCGTCGGTGCATCGCTATCGGTGCCGGGGTAGCGCACAGTCGTGGTGCGCTGAATGCCGATCGTCAATGGGTCAGCCTCGCGCCAGGTTAGAGAGATGTTGACCGGGCGCCGCTCGTCAGCGTCGATGTATTCCTTCTTAAAACTGCCCGGCAGAATCTCGTCTTCGGTAAAGGTCAAAACAGGCGTCAGCGCAGTCACGTCAATGTCATCGCTGCCATCCACAGGCAGCAGCGGTTGCAGGCTGTAACGGCCATTGCTTGAGACAAACGAAAGCAAGAAGTACGGCGCTGTACTTGCTATGTAGTTGACTGCATTGACCGATTGCTCAATGATGCCATTGAAAAATGTGCCATTGTTTGCGCAGAAGGCTGCTAGGTCCTGCAAGTTGCTCACGTCGATCGGCGCAGCCAAGGCATCCGTCGATGCGCCGCTGGCACGCTTCATCAGCGTAAAAAGATACATCGCCAGATCGACGAACTGATTGCTGGCACCTGTGGCATAACTGCCGCTCACCAGGCCGTCGCTGTAAAGATCAACCGTGGCGCCATCGTCATAGAAGATCGAGATTTGCCGCGTCGTGGTTGGATATGAACCAGAGTCAGGCGGATCGTAGATGTCGCCAGTAATTTGCAGGAAAGTGATGTCTGCGAAGTCGGTGTAGTCAGCAGAACCTGATGGCGTTGCAGGATCAGCGTAGGGGCTTAGCTGCCACTCAGTTGTAGTGCCTATCAGCGTGCCAGTGCTCGCGGGCAATCCTAGACTGTACTGATTGTTGATTGTACCAGAACCAAACACTTCTGTAATCGTTCCAGTAGAGCCCAAATTAGTAAAAAAGTTCGCGTCGGGCACTTGCCAACCTTCTGAATCAATTGTGCCAACGGCTCTGCCGCCAATGCCAGTCGAGTAATTGATGTTGATCACAATATCTAGCCCAACAGGGTTGGCACCCAGTCCCGCCCAGTAGGAAGCTGTGATATCATTGCCATTGTTGTTGTCGTAAACAGATATCGTCGTTGCAGGAATTATAATTACAGAGTTTGTTGTATCTCCTTCGCCCCGCGTAATTTCGGTGAACTTAAAATAATATTCGCTGATATCAGGAAGTCTTTCTGTGAAGCCATTGGCCGTTCGATCGTTGCCGATGTATGAATAAGAGTTGAGATCGCAAAAGATTGTGCCACTGGTAATCGGACAGGCATTAGGCGTCGCCTCCAATGCTGCAGCGGTTGCATAGTAATGAGCTAGAGTGATGCTGGCTGTGTTTGGCAAAAACTTGATATTGCTGTTACCCGCCCATGCGTAATGCTTTACAGGGCTGCTCACTATTTGCCCTTGACTAATAGCATACAAAAATTGACCGACAAAATCAATAGATCCTGTCTTCACCATCGGCGGTTGCACCCAGGTGCCACCTACGCCACCGCTACGTTTGCAAAAAACGATCGGCACGGTGTCGCCAGCCTGCGACACAACTTGTTGTTTGCCGATCTCCGCCTGAGGCTTTTTGCTTTTTTGCGGCGCTGCATCATTGCGTGTTGATGTGTTGCCCACAGGCGCTGCAGGTTCAGGCTTAGCTGTAGAAGTTTTGTTACTAAAGAATTGACGGCTAAAGATTCCCTTGACTTCGATCTCGTTCATGAGATGCCCTCCTGCTTGCGATATGTTGCCATTGCGATTGCAAACAGCATCAGATTCACAATGATTGTCCCAGCCTCAATGTCTTTAACACAGCAATCGCCACAAAGATGCTCACCGTCTGCTGTTGCAAAGACAATTTTATCGCCGCATCTTTTCATGGTCACATCATTGTGAACCGAACCGTCTGCGCAAGACGCGACAACATTGATAGCCAGAAGCATCTCGTTCATTGCCCCTGCTGCCTGATCAGCATCCCTGCCGTGATCTTACGAGTTGGGATCTGGGATTTGAGCTTGTTGATGGCTGGGTTGACCTTCCATGCCACAGCCGTATCAGTGACGCTTGCGCCTTCAATGCTGCCGATGTACCGACTGATGAGCTGGGCGCTGCTGCCGTCAAAAGCATCCTCGCCAGCATCTTGGATGTAAAGCGACGCGATAATCAAGTTGTCCGCACCGATCGCTGCATCAGTGATGTCAACCACATCGCCGGTGGCGGCTGCGTTGATTGATAGGTCGTTGATGCTCGCAGCAGCGGTCGATCCAAAGCCGTCCACATCAAACGCCAAGTAGCTGTAGCTGCCGCCTACATCGGTATCGATGCTCAACACCTGCGGCGGCTGGTAGAAGTTCTGCCATTGCCTTGACGGTGTGCGCAGGCCGCTGATCGGATCTACCACGCTGCTGCGGTCTGCATAGTATTCAAGGAAGCACATGATGTCGTAGTTAGCCATCAGGCGATCCCCAGTCCGCCGCGAATGCCGATGTCATTGCGCAACAGGTTCAGCGTCTGCTGTACGCCTGCCTGCACAGCGCGGCTCAGATCCTGCGTTGTGACGTAGTTCGTGCCGTTCATCTGCGTCACAGGTCCCGTCTGAATGCTCACATTCGCAGTGCTAGGTGTGACCACGCCGCCTTCAGCAAAGCGTGGGATAGCAGCAGGGCCGCGAACGCCAGCCATCCAGTTGGCAGCAAATGCATTTGCCTTGGATTGAGGCACGATGTACTCAGGCTCGCCCCCCTCACCCACCATTGCCAAGGTCGGACCAGTAACAAGACCGCCATCAGCAAATTGCGGAATATTGGGCGATGGCAAGAGGGGAATTTGTGGCAGTTGTAATGCTGCTAATGCTATGTTAGCGCCGGCGATCACGGAGTTGATGGCGTTCACCACAGAGCGCACCGCATTGCCAATCCCATTAAGGATGCTATTGACTACGCCTTTGATCGTGGTGGCAGCAGTCTCAAATGGGCTTGTTAAGAACTGACCCAAGCCTTGCCAGATTGCTTTGACAGCATTTACAAGATTTGTGATGCCTTGGCTAATAGGGGTTAGGAAATTATTTTGTATAAAGGTGATTGCAGCCTGAATCGGAGCATTAAGAAGCGAAGTGATTGTAGTCCAGGTTGACTGAACAAAGCTGATGATGGCATTAAATACACCAATAATTTGCTCTCGGAACGTAAAAAACAAAACGCCCAAAGCAATTATTCCCAATGCGATCAAGCCTTGTGGGCCAAGGAACGTAACAATGCCTGTCAAAACAGGAACGACAGCGCCTGCAGCGCCTGCAATAGATGCGAACAATCCAGCAATAGGAGCTAACAATGCCGCTGCCCCTCCAATGGATTGAAGGACAAAAACAATCGATGCCAGGCCAGGTGCCACTGCAACTAAAGCAACAAAAGCTCCGGCTAGGATTCCAAGGACAGGACCAAGGCCGGGGATGTTTTGTATCATCCAAGTAAAACCCTCTATCAGAGGCGCAATAGCTTTCATCGCAGCACTAATTGCAGGAGCAAAAGTCTGGCCAAAAGTAATGCTTAAATTTTCAAGATTATTCTGAGCAAGTTTTACCTGGTTTGCCGTAGTGCCAGCTTGTACTTCATACTCCTTAGTAGCAGAGCCAGTATATTTGAATTTATCCGCTACCAACCCCAAGGATTTTTCTAGCAGTTGCTGGTTATTGATAAGGGGCAAAATCGCCCTTGCTTCATCACCAAACAGGTCGCTGATCACCGAAAGCTGCATCTCCTTTGGCAGCTGCTTGATTCGATTGAACACATCAGTGATCGTGCCAATGGCATTTTCTTGCAATCCTTTGGCCAGTTGCAGCGCTGCAGCTTTGCCTTGCTCAGATGCAAATTGCTTGGCGGAATCTATCGCAATTTTTTTGTTCTGCTCTTCCAGCTTTTGCGTTTCGCTAAAACGGCTTTGAACTGCCTGCAGTTCTACATCCTTTTGATCATCCAAACCATCTTGCACAGCCTGGAGGCGATCACGATCGGCGCGGCGACGTTCTTGAAGTTGTGCATTCAGGTTGTCACGGATAACATTAATTTCTTGTTCGTAACGATCTTGAATTGCATTGATTTGATCGCGACCAACAGCATTTGATTCTTCTGTACCCTGTCGCAATGCATCTAGCTCAGCTTCCTGCCTGCGTTGCAATGCTTTGATCTGTGCATTTGCCTGATCTTGCAGACTATCTTCAAATGCCTTTGATTGATCGTCAAAGCCATCTCGGATGCTTTGCAACTGATCACGGTAACGCCGGTTGATCTCCTTTGAAATCTCATTTGTTTCATTGCGAGCGGCTTCGATTCGCTTCTGAGATTGCATCTCAACTTCGGCTGTGAGTTGCTGCTCGCTTTTTGCTGCATCACCTTGCACATAGCCCAATTTTGTAATTGCAGCAATTTGGCGTTCAGTCATACTTTCGCCGCGGCTCAAAGCCTTCACCATATTGTTAAAACTGGTCGCAGCGACCTCTGATTGGGCACCTGATGCAATCATGGCTGCACCGAATGCAGCAGTTTGCTCAGCTGTCAAGCCAGCGGATTGACCGGCTTGGCCTGCACGCAAAGTGAAGTCAACAATGTCTTTTGCAGTAGCAGCCGTATTGTTACCAAGCGTATTGATGGCATCAGTCAAGTCCTGCAGAGCAGGCAAACCAAGGCCCAGCGATGTTTTGATTTTGGCCATCGCATTGCCGGCTTCTTCTGCCGTCATGTCAAAAGCCACTGCAACCTGAGCAACCTGAGTTGCAAACTGTTTCAAGTCTTCTCGCGCAATGCCAGCCTGACCGGCCGCGGCATAAATATCAGCAAATCCCTTTGCAGCAATAGGCATCTGACTTGATAACGTTTTGATCTCATTGCTGATTTGCTTGAATGCTTCAGGGCTTTCAAGGCCATCAACCACCTTACGCACACCAGCCATTGAAGTTTCAAAGTCAATGGCAGCTTTAGCTGAGATGCCAATCGCAGCACCTAGTCCAACAGCAGCTGCAGCTGCAGCCTTAAACAAGCCAGAATCCAGCATGGCTTTGAAGCCCTTGCCGGCTGCATTGGCTGCCTTTTCTGCCCCCTCAATTCCTTTCTCCAGCTGAGTCAGGCTCTGCAGGCCAGTAACTTCAGCTGTGATCTTGAGAACGCTTGTCAGATTCATCGCCATGGCATCTACCTCCGAGCCTTGCGCTTAGCAGCCTTTTGCTGCTTTTCAGCAGCTTCTGAAATCAGTTGCAAGGCATGTGATTCCATGATCTGCAAATCGTCTAGCAACTGGCGTTGATCCTCCACAGCATAAAGCGTGCACAGCTGCAAAACCACGCCATAGTCCAAACCCAATACGCCATTTGGCCCAGAGCGCCATTGCGTTTGGCAACGCAGAAACATGGTGATTACCTCCACATGCTCCTGCCAGACTTCAAAATTGACTGGATTGAGAAGCCTGTCAGGCAGCTCTAATCCCATCAACTCGGCTTCGCGCTGCAATTCAGACTTTGATCCACCATCGCCGTTGTACCAATGATCAACGGCGCCTGTCAGTTTTTTCGTTTAGCCACCTCAAGACTTTCAAACCATGCTCGGACAATTTGCCCAGCAACTGTTGGGATCTCAAGCAGCTGAGCCAATGCGGTGTCGCTGAATGGGATGTCCTTTGCATCGTCATCAACTACACCTGCCCAACCAATCAGTACCTCACGAGCGGCATCCTGATCTTCTAAGGCTTCATCGTCAGCCAACTTGCCGCGCTCCATGGCGCGAGCTTGACGGACGATCTCGTTGATTCTGGTTTGAGGCAGTCGTTTGAACTCACCATCAAAGGTATGTTTCTCACGCCGGCCACCGTCAACAGGCAGAACCAGCGTGATCGGCCAGGTGTAGCTTGCCGATTGCTTGAGGACAAATGCCATACATACTTAGGTAAAGATTAGTGACAGCTCGTTATTGCCACTGCCCGTGGGGGTTGACGTATAAGGAAGCGTCAACATCTGAATGCCATCCTGGTCTGAATAGGCTGGCGCACCAAGGTCAGTTTGAGGCGAGCTGAATGCCACAATATTGCCAGCAGTCGTGCCATGTGTAAATGACAGGTTGCCGGTTGATGTGCCAGTTGCATCAGTGAAGAAGTTGTGCGTTGCCAGCAAAGGGGCTTCCACAACGACTTCGCCTGCAGGTTTGCGATCAGTGATCAGGACCTCCTTAGTGCCACCAATCAGTTCGCGGTAGATGTTCTCATTGCCCATCTCAAAGCTAAGAGATTGCAAAATGCCGTTGTAGCTGAAGATTGAGAAGCTGCTGGTGTTGCCTTGACGGAACAGGAGTGGTGAGGCTTGATCGTTGAAGGTAGCAACCGGAAGCGCAGTATCTGTCGGAGAGTTGAAAATCCCAATCATCGTGAACTCGATGGTCGGGATTGCATTCACCTCACAGTTAATCGTGAATGTGCCTCGGGCGCCTGTGATCTTGTGGCGGATGCCATCGTTGAAGAAATACAGCGTGCAGCTTTCAAAGCTGGAGCTGACAGGCGCATAGGTGACGCTTGTGGAAGCGACAATCGTTTCGCCAATGCCACAAGCACGAAGCACAGGACCCCAAGCAGGAGCAGTGCCGGCTGCACCTGAGCCCGCAAGCTCAACCTCGAATGTCACTTCGACGTTTGTGTTGGCAAGTAGCTGCTCAAAGTTGCCAAGGAATGGACGGATCAGCTCGCGCTCAACCACGTCTGCATTCAATGGCGTGACTTCTAGGTTGCGAACCAAGATGGCATCACTACCAGCCGGAGTCGAATCTGTGCCGTAGGTGGCTTCAATTTTGGCTAGGAGCAGCCGCTTCCTCGACAGAAGGCTCATCGCTCAAGTCCTCTTGAAAAGGTTGTGAGGTTTGCGCCGGCTCTGTTCGCTGTAGCAGCTTCACTTTGCCGGTTTTAGGGTTGAGCAGATACGATCCGCCAAAGCCCATGTGTTCGCTTTCCATCTTAGCTCTTAGGAACTGCTCAAGTTTGACACCGAAGTTCGGTATCGCACAAGGTAGTCACAGCTGATCACACCTGCTGGCTGATCGGCCTCAAGCAGATCAAAGTTGACTCCTTGTGGCTGTATGTCAATCGAATACCCTCCAAGCGTCAGATCTGCTACCACCTTGCTGTGTAAATCTTGCACGATTGGATCTGCTACTTGATCCGGTACGTTGCCCCGCACAATGACCGAGATTCTTACGGTCAAGCTCCAGTCAAGGGTTGGCAAACTGGTGTTCTGCTCAGCAGTGTCACTTATTGGCTCGACAACAATGGCCGGGCTCTCGCCCCTGCTAATTGGCTCAACACGGCTGCGATAAATCCTGTCGCTCACACCTGTGGTGCCAGTCAAGGCTGCACGGATTGCAACAAGGATGTTTTCGCGCTTCGTGGTCATGTTTTCTGCAAGGCTATTTGCACGAACGAGCCATCGCTGATCAGCATGGTCTCTCTGACTGTGTAGGAGACGCCATCTACTGTGATCGCACTGCCACGGATCAGGCTGCCGAATTTTGACGTGCGGGCCGTGAGCGTGTAGTCAGTAGTTAAAACCATGCCATCGCTGATCACCTGGCTAGGCATGTCGAGGATGCCTTTCGCGGTAGTCGCACCAGAGGTACAGCTCACGCCGAAGTCCTCTAAGAAGATGTCGAGATCCTCAGTTAGTGGCATCTGCTTTGACCTTCCGAGTTGCTTTCGGCTTCTCTTCTACAGCCACCGCTTTGACAGCACGGCCCAGCTGAATCAATGTTTCAGCGAGTGCCGCTGGCAGTTCATAATCCATGCCTGCCTCAAGATGTTCGCCATCAGCAGCGCAGGAGGCAATGATTGAAACTTTCATAGAAAGAAAGGGGCAGTTGCCTGCCCCTCCTCCTTATCAGGTGGTGATGTCCAAGATGGCAGCGAAGCTCTTTGGATCGCGCACGGCTACGTCAAAGGAGACGATGCCGCGAACGCTGGTCAGAGCCTTGCTGAAGTCATCCTGATCCTCGCCAACAGTGATCTCAAGACCACTGCCGTAGAAGCCGACAATCGCCTGGCTGAAATCACCCATCAACAGAGCAGAACAGACACCGCTGCTGGAGCCCTTTGTCAGAGTGCTAGGCACCTGGTTGCTGGATGCAAGCGGATAGCCGTTCAGATTCAGCGGGGTGGGGCCGCGGCCGAGGGTTGCGCCCTCAGTGTTGAACAGGAACGGACCGTCACCAGCGGTAGAACCACCGGCGCGCAGTTTCTTCAGAGCAGCAACGACTTTGTGGTTCGTCAGGTATGCCACAGTATTGGGATTAACTGCGCCATTTACCTGCATCACCGCGGTCTCAAGATCAACCACTTTTTCAAGGGTGATGTTACCGCCGTTAGTGCCCATCGCAACCGAGCCAATACCTGCAGTGTTCAGGATGCCAGTCGGTTGACCAGAAGACCCAGAGCCATTAAGGATGCCCAGATCGATGGCAAGGTTGATGCCATCAGTCAGGTCACGCCGCACCAGCTCCTCAATGCCAGGGGTGGCTTGCAGAAGCGTTTGCCGGGAGTATTTACTCAGTGCAGCTAGGTTTTTTGGTTGAAGTGAAATTTGATCGAAGGTGCTCTCGGACTGGGTGATCGCGGTGGTCTGAGTGGACAAGTAGTAGGTCGAAGCCACGCCAGAACGACGGGGAATCGCCACGTTGCCAACCAAGCCGGTCATCGTCCGCACGCCAAGCTGCAGCATTACAGCTTGGTTCCGCAGAAACTCGATGAACTCATCAGCCATCAGATCGGTAGCAACCAAGTTGCCGCCGGTCGATGCCGAACTCGTCACATAGGTGGACCGCTTGTTCAGTGCAGAGAACGGAACGAAGAAGCTGCGCTCAGTCGATTTGCTGATGCCACTCTTCTCAACTTCCTTGCTCAGCTCACGAACAAGACCAGCTTCATGAGAAGACCAGTCGTTGCTCAGCAGAGCACGGATGCCGGCGGTGATGCTGTAGTTGGCGCGCTCATTGCTTGCCAGCTCAACAGGTGCAACAGTTTCAACAGGCTTAGCACCAAGGCGCTCAAGCACAACAGTGCGGGCTTCGTCGAGGCTGCGACCACCTTCAATCAACTGACGGCCGAGGTCGGCCATGTTGTGCTTGTCGGTGAGCGCAGTGATACCAGCGATACGGGCGCGCTCAGCCTCGGCGGCTTCGGCCCGCACCACGGCCAGATCATGGGTGGTGTTTTCCATTTGAGGAAGGGGATCGGGTGTTGGTGCTGCCGAAGCAGCTTTCTTGGTGGGCTTCAGTGATCGACCGATGCCCACGGTTTTGTCAGCCGGTACAGAGACCACAGAGACCTCATACGGGCTCCAGGCAGTGGCAACAAAGTCGCCATCGCCGCGCTCCTCCATTTTGTCGATGGAGTAGCCGAAGGAAACATTCCTAAGAATGCCATCCCTCACATCGCCAAGAATTTCTTGAGCGAATGCATTGCGGCTGAACCGCACACGCGCATAGCCTCTCCGACGTTTGTCGTCGATGTATGCACGCTCCACAACACCAATTACTTTATCGGGGTTGTGGTTGAACAACAGCGGAGCACTGTCGTTCAGACGGCTGAGATCAGCTGCCTTCGGTTCATGGCTCAGAATCTCGTTGCCGAAATACCGAGCCACCGGATACTCCGAGCTAAAAGGAAACTCGAAGGTCCGGTCCTCAATAGCTTCAACCTCAACCACTTCACTGCGCTTGTACCTGCCTTCCATGGCACGAAGCGCAGGGATCTTTGTCAGTGTTGAAAACTTATGACCCACCAGCGTATCAGTCGCCGCCCAGCCTTCATCGCCTTCGCGATAAATCCGAATCAATGCCGCTGGATCCTCTGGATTTGCATTGATGCTGAACTCAGTGTTAGGCACATTGAGTGTGCCTTCGCGGCGCACATCAACAATCCGACCACGAGCAGTGCCGCCGCTTGAGTCCCATTGCACAAAATCGCCCTCTTTCAACCCGTCAGGCTCAGCACGCTCAGCCTCGCCATCGCCAGTGGCCTCCTCAAATTCCATCGGCTCGAAGTCATGTTCAGATAACCATGCACGCGCTTCAGCAGGGCTGTATTGAGAACTGCGGAAACGGATTGCTTGGATTTCGCTCTCTTCTGCCTTGATCCCATAGATGAAATCAATGCCTGGGCCGCCTGCATCGTTCTCTCGACGCAACGAGTCATACTGCCCAGGATCAGTCAACCGCGCAGCATGTTCGTTGGGATAAGGGCGCCCTAGTTCCATTGCGCTTCTTTCTTGTAATGCTTTGATTCTATCGGCTTTTGTGTCAGCCCATTTTTGACCAGCATCACCGCCCCACGCCGCCCATGCAACACGGCCAGGTGATGGATAGCCATCCTCACCAGGACTAAAGCCTTCGCCTTGCTTATCCACCTCGTGGCGCGCGAACCATGCCGCCATCGTGATTACTGTCTCAGCACTCAGCTCTTCACCACTCAGAATCTGTCCAGCACGCCGCGCTGCAACCTCAGTGCCGCCTGCGCGGCCAGCGGCTTTCCAATCGCGATAACGCTGCGCTTCTTGCTTCATGCCATCAGTGGGCGTCAAGTTCACCTCTGTGCCATTGATATTGGCCATCAGTAAGTCTCGGCCTCTTCAGCCTCTTCTTCCTCCTCATCATCCACTGGTCGCTGCGTTTCTTCAAATGCTGGCTCAGAACCCATGGGCCTTGCAGCTTGCACTGATCCGCCACCAGTCACTTCACTTGGATCTGTATCCAACACAATCTCCATCTCATCTAGCTTGGCCAGCTCTGATTGCCGTTGCATCAGCACTGCATCCAAGTCGCTGCCCTGCTCTGTAACCACCTGCGCAAGCGTCTTGAATCCACATCGCACTGCCATCTTGTACGCATTAACCTCACGCTGTGGGTCAACCCACTCCCAACAACGTGGCACCCACTTGCTCGCGCGATACCGATCAGGATTGGTTTCATATGCTGGCAGATCTAAACATCCACTGAGCACGGCCATATCAAGCCAGTGGTCAAAAACCTCCTGATGAAAGTTTTCAATCATGTACCGCTGCAACACTCGATAAGTGTCGCGCTCCTCAAGCAGGCTCAACCTGCTACTGCTGTAGTTGCTTTCCGAGAAGTTCTTGCTAATGCTCTCAAAACTTACGCCAACGCCAGCCGCCACAGCACGCAACATCGAACGGGTGAATGGTTCCAGTTGCCCGTCTGGTGCATTCAGATCAGGCACTGTCACGCTCTCGCCCGGCGCCAGATACTTGAAAACACCAGGGGTGAACTCACTGACGCGCTGATCGTCATAAATCTCATCACCTATGAGCTCGCCTTCAGGTGACTGAATAAATCCCATCAATGCACTGCTGGCACGAGCGCGTACCACTTCAGCCTCCTCATAACCCTGCAGCATGTGCAACCGCATTAACGCCGACGCAAACCACGTCACGCCCCTGGTCTGGCCAGGTCGTTCCGGCAGAAACAGATGGATTACCTCATCAGCAGGCACGCGGATGCGCTTCTGACTCACACGAGGCAACCCTGCTGAAATATCACCAGGATGCGATGCATAGAAATGATACGCCTCAGGCCGCAGATATTGATCGACCTCAATACCCATCCGCACAAAGTTGCCATTCTTAACAGGTGGCATTTCATCATCGATCAGGTAATCCGCTTCCAACACTTGCAGCGCAAATGGCACCTTCGAGTTGCCAAATGGCTTGCGGATCATCCTAATGAACACTTCACCAGATTCCGCCATGCTGCGGACAATCAAGCGTTCAATATCATGAAAACCCAAAATGCCACTCACATCACAGCTGCTCTTATGCATCCATTTCTCCCACTCCATATGAATCTGCTCATTCACCGTTTCATCTAATTTTCCGCCACGCAGCATCCGAACCTGGCCCTGGTGCCGGATACCATGACCGATCACATTGTTCTGGATGCTCCGCAATGCCTGCCGTGCATAGTCATTATCTCTGCACAGTTGCCTGGCACGGTTGCGCAATGCCTTGAAGCTGCCCTTGATTTCACTGTCAGCACTGGTCCCGCTTGTTACCCAATCACTTGTCAACCTGCTCACACGCGCGCCTTGATACATCCGCCCACGCGGCTGACGGATTGGCTCAAAGCCCATTGCCCTGAACAGCCGTGTGCGTAGACCCATCAGAACCTCACGAATAGGTTGTGGGGATTGCCCAGCCCATTAGCAATCAGCTGAGCTTTCTGCTCTCGCTTGACTTCTGCCTTCAATGATGATTCCAACGCCATCAGATCACCAAGGCTGTACCGGCTCAAGCTACGCCCAGCAATACTGTACTGCTGCACAGCGCCGCCACTAATCAACGTACGGATCGCACTCTTGACAGCATCAAGATCAATCTCTGCTTGGCTGCGGCCGTCAAATGCACTAGGTGAACCTGCATAGCTCAGTGCTGGCAGCACCTCAAGCTGCCCAGCACCTAGCGTCACCTTCTCAGCGCCATGTGTCGCTAGGGCTTGCCAATACCATTCGCCATCATCAAAGCCAGCACTCGTGCCTGCAGAAACCGTAAATTCCCAGCCGGTTCCATACGCAGTGCCAACTACCGTCGCACCTTCGTTGTTGTGGTCATATCTCAAGTAGTAAGTCAGCGTCCACACTGCACTCGTGATTGGATTGCCGAGATTGTCGGCACTTGCAACGTCACGCCACTTGATCGTGTCGCCCGCTCGAATCGTTGCAGGAATGTTCACGGCCTACCAGTTGTTCACGAAACTAGGCGCAGCCGCTGCCGGCTGATGCTTCCTTGATCTTAGCGGCGTTTTGCCCGGCTCTTGCAAACGCTTCTCAAGTTGATCCCAGATCGTTCGCCTGTCATATCGCTGATATAGCAGGTTCAAGCCTGCATAGGAATAGACCAGCGTATCGAGGGCCTCGTTTCGCGCATTCGCCTTCTTCACCCATTCCCTTGTTGGAAAGCCTGAGCGGTTGTATCGGAGCACCTGCTTCTCAGCTGTGAGTTGCTCGAAATACTCCGATGTCGCCTTCATGTGGAAGTGCAGGTAGCCAGCGCCAGCCTCGTTGTGTTTCAACCTTCCGAACAGCGTGGTTTTGATCGTGTCAGTGCCGACTGAATACAGCAGCGCACCACGTTTGAGCGTCTTGCCCTTGTAGTTCACGTCCACCTTGCTTGGCTTACTGATCGGTGGCTTAGCCCGTTGGCTGGCACCCTTGATCGCCACCACACCTTGGCGCCCACGCTCCCTGGCGTACTGATACACCTCACTGGTGAAGTGACCGCCGGAGTCGCAGCAGATCACATCCGGCCGGATCTTGCCGCCACTGCTGTGCTCCCATTCTTTCAGTACCACCTCATCAAGCTGCTTCCACAGCTGCGGCTGGCTTGGGTCGCCGTAAATCTCTTGGTGCTCAATCAGCCAGCCCTCCTCCTCACGGCCCCAGGCCCATACGCTCACCGCCAAGCGGTTGTCCTGCACGTCAACGCCAACCGTCAACGCCAATCCACCTTCTGGAATCACGCCAGATTCGTAGTGCTCGCATCTAGCCATCAGCCCATCAGCGCTCACCTTGCTCGCGTAATCCTCCTCCCATGTCTCGCCCAGCACCGTGTTCACCCAGGTCTTCAGCCGCGGTGCATCACCCTTGCTGCGCAGAAAATCCTCCACCACCTCCTCCCAGCTCTTCCATCCCAACGGGCTGTAAAGCGATGACAGATGGAAGCCAGCGGTCTTGCCATCACCAGGCGCCGTAGCCATCCACCTGCCGTCAGTCAACATTTGAGTCTTATGAGACTCAGCAAATCGTTCTTTGCAATGCTCGCACTCATACAGCACCGTACTCGGCTCGTTGTCGTCCCATTTCAACTGCGGCCATTTCAACCACTGCAGCGTTCCACAACATGGGCACGGCACAAAATATCGCCGCTGATCTGACAGCAGAAACTCCGACTCGATCCGGCTGAACTCCTTCACCGTTGGCGTGCTGGTCATGAAAATCTTGCGCCGGCTGAACGTCGTGCTCCTTCGCTCCGCCAGCGTTACCGGATCACCCTCGCCGTCCACATCAGTCGGGAAAGCATCCACTTCGTCAAGGAAGATGTGCCGACAAGGAGCAGACCGCAATCCGGTTGCGCTATTGGCTCCGGTCAGGATCATCATCCCGCCAGCCCACTCCTTTGAAAACATCGTGTTGCCGCTATCCCGGCTCCTGGCCGGTGCGATCCGCTCACTCAAGCAAGGCGTCTCGCTGATCAAGCTCTCCAACCGCTGCTTGCTCAGACGCTTCGCCATGTCCACCGTCGGCTGCACCATCAACATCGGGCCGCCAGCGTGCGCGATGACGTACCCGAGCCAGTTGGACCCGGCTTCTGTCTTCCCAAGCTGGGCGCCGGCCATCAACACCACACGCTGCACACTGCTGGTGGTGCTCAGCTCATCCATGATCTCCCGCAGGTAAGGCGTTCGATCTGTCCGCCATGGCCCCGGCTCAGCCGATGCCTTGCCGCTCAGCATCCGGTGCTCATCAGCCCATTGGCTCACCGTCAACTCCGGCTCAAACTGCAACGCCTCAACGCTTGTCGCAATCAGCTCATCAATCGCCGTTGCCATTCAATCCCTCCAAGGCTTGTCCGATTTCCTTCAACAGCAGCGCGTGAATCTTCACTTGGTCAGTCTCAGCCGCGACGATAGGCGCCACACGATCAGGGATTGTGCGCAACGCATCGCGCACTCCCATGTGCAACTTCGCCAGCTTCAATTTGAGCTCCGCCTTGTCCACCAGCTTGGCGCTGCGCTGCTTGAACTCCAGCTCGCTCAGCTTCGCCGCAAATGCCTCGCGGATTGCCCTGCTCCTAGCAAAGCTCGGAATCGCTCGCTCATCAGCTTGCTGCCGCCTGAGACTCTCGTCAATCTGAGCACCAGGGGCACTGCCGCCACGGTCTGGTGACTTGGCCGCGGCAATCTCACGATCCAACGCCTGCGGATCAGGGATCACATAGCTGCGCCCCTCACGCTTCAGCGTTGTCAGCCGCCCATCCTGCGCCCATCGCGCCAGCGTCTGATAACTCTTGCCCCTGCTCTCCGCATACTGCCGCAGGTTCATGTCGGCTCCTCAAGCACCGCCAGTTTCCCCGTGAACTGCTGCCAACGCTGCACGATCACGTCGCAATAAACAGGATTCAGCTCCATTGCATAGCAGACGCGCCCTGTACGCTCAGCGCCCATCAGCGTGCTGCCGCTGCCGCCAAACGGTTCGACGCACAGCCCGCCCTTGGGCAGGCTCGACAGCATCACCCGCTCCATCATCGCCACCGGCTTGGGCGTGGCGTGACCGTGGCGCTCTTCACCCGTCACCCTTGAAAACTCCCACACGTCGCGCATTGCGTCATGCGCGTTGTCGAAGTAGGAGCGAGTCTCGCGCTTGAGCTGGTCGTACTCGCGCTTGAGCTGGTCGTACTCGCGCTTGAAAGCCTGGTCGGCAGCTGCTGCTTGAATCTTCTTGTATTGGTTAGCTGTTGGAAACGACCATTGTGACTTGGTGACCCAGTGACCGCCCATAAATGTGTCGGTCGCCCTGTTGAGATCTGCGATCTTCCAGCCAATCAATTTCATCTGCTGCTCCAGATAGGAGCGCAGCGGTTCCCAGCCTTCCCAATAATCGGCTGTGTTCATGTTGCCGATCAACTGATTGCCAAGTTGAAAGAACAGGCAGTGCTCTGAAGCCACCGGATACTGGTTGAGATCTGCCGACGCCATCCCAGGAATCGCCTTCTTGTCCCAGACAATCTGATTCCGCAGCTCCAGCTTTTCGCTGCTGCCCAATCCCGCTTTGTACCAAAGCCGCCACAACTCCGGCGCATTGCCCCAGATGTAGGCGCTGGCGTTGTCCAGCAAGAACGGCCGGAACGTCGCCCACCACTCCATCTGGAAGTTGTCCAAATCGTCGTTGTAAAGATTGTCGTTGGCCACGCCGTCCGAAGCCTTACCCATCCCGTAGGGCGGGTCCGCGTGCATCAGCGCAGCCTTGCCGCCAGCCATCAACCTCTCAACGTCCGTGATGGCGGTGCTATCCCCGCACATCACCCGATGCTTTCCCAGCAGCCATATATCCCCCGGCTTGGTGATCGGCTCAGCAGGTGGCTCAGGAATCTCATCAGGATCACCTTGCTCTTCTGGCGCTAGCTCCTCAATTTCAGGCAGCAGATCGCTCAGCTCCTCATCGCTGAAGCCGATCACGCTCAGATCAAAATCATCCGCCACCAGGTCCTGCAGCTCCGTGCGTAACAGCTCCAAGTCCCAGCCAGCATTTAGCGCCAGCTGGTTATCGGCCAAGATGTACGCCCGCCGTTGACGGTCGCTCAGGTGATCGAGGACCACCACTGGCACCGTGCTCAGCCCCAACTCCTGCGCAGCCTGCAGTCGGCCGTGGCCAGCGATGATCCCGTCGCTTGAATCCACCAGCAACGGGTTGGTGAATCCGAACTCCACGATCGACGCAGCGATCTGCGCTACCTGTTCGATGCTATGTGTCCTTGCGTTCCGTTCATACGGCTTAAGTCGGCTTAAAGGCCACAATTCGATCCTCTGCGCCATCTGGATGGTCAGCTTTGGGTCGCTCAAAACGCTTATTGCAAATGCGTCTCATTAAAGCAGTTTCAGATTTCTGGCGCTAGTTTTTCTGCGAGGCTCGAACATACCT